AATATAAGGTATCCATTAGGTCACCTGTCCGGTATTGTCGGTGCCGGTTTGTACACCGGTATGGGTGTGAGTATTGGAAATATCCTTGCCGTTAGCTGTAACTTTACCCGTAAAAACAGTATCGCCCGTTATCGCCACATCAGGGGCTGTAATAAATACTTTAGTCGGCGAATGCAGGGTAATGCCCGCTGCATTGTATTGAATGTATTGAGTGGGTACGCCATTGAGGACGCCGCCGATATAAAGGCCGTCAGCCATGCTAAAACGGCTGTGACTGCCCGGATTGGCTTGTTTTTTGGTAATCTGTACGGTACTGATATCATGATCTGCAAAAACGGCAATGCCGATATCGCCTATTTTGGGATCCATAATGATGGCATCGGTGCCGCCCTGTAGCCGGAAATAAGCGCAGTTGTAAATCGTGCCATGAGGAACGCTGACATTGTTGCCGTCCCATTGGTTGACTAATGGTAGGATATCGACAAAGCCAACTGGATCCAATGTGCCTGCCTGCGTAACCCCCATCACTTGTACCAGCGTAGCTGTGCTGATCTCGCCCAGCAAGGAATTGATGACAAACGCCAGGGCAGAAAAGTCGGAGGTAGCCGACTGGGAGGTTAAATTACCTTCAAAACCATTATTTTCCACTGACTACCAACCCCGGAATAACTAACGTTAATTGGGTAAACCAAGCCCCGCCCGGTACTTCGGACATCAGGCTATGGTTCATTTTGATAACCTTGTATTGGTTATTTTTAATCATCTCTACCATGCCGCTAGGCACGGGCAGATGGCTGTCTACTTCAACCAAGGTGCCAAAGCGGATAGCCGGGTTATAAACCGTGGTCAAGGTCATGCCCAAGGCGTTATAGGTGGGATAGCCCACCAAGCCTGTTTCAGGTGAAATTAACGGTATCCGGCCAGGTCGCATGCTATGTTTGGGCCAAATGGCTAAAATATTGTTTTCCAAGCCATTCCATTCAACATTGGCATCCCGGATGCAGGCTTTCACTTGCTCCAGTGCTGTCCCCTTATAATACCGATCCCGTAATATGACCGAGACACCGTTAGGTTCAAAGCCAACTTGCATTATTTGTGCAAGGAAGCCCAAAATAACAGCAGCATCAGCATTACCTGGATAACTTAAGGCAGATATAGGTATTGCCGCATGGATACCGCCTACTGAAGCAATTACGTTAAAGTAAACTTCCGGCATCCCGCCAAAGTCTGCGTAGGCCTGAATAATAGTGCCTGTATAGACTTGTGATAAACCATCAACGTCATTGCCAGCCGAAACCACCACACTGTTCCGGCGAAAAACCTGCGGTGTTTTACCGACTTGCGCCAATTCGTTCATCAAACTGTCGGACAGGCCATAAATACGCAGATTTAGTTGCCCCATACCCAGATCACCGGTTACTTCTGCCATACAAATAGTACGATGATCCGTTATTTGATAAACCCTGGGCGGCCCGTCCCCTTTCATGCCGGTGCCGTAAGAAAAAACCACTTTTATTTTGCGTTGGATAAAGCTCATGGCCACAGGTAATGAAATAAATACCGCGTGCCCAAGCCCGGATAAACGGGGTCGCTCTCGCCTTGCAGATCGTTAAAAAACAGATCGCCTATAAAACCCAGATAACTGTCCCTGACAATCCGGTTCAGGTTTTCACAAAGTACGCCGCCAATAATCAAAACATCATTGACATACAGATCACAATAAAAACCGGTGGATTTCTGATACAGGTTAATCCGGCAATTTTGCCCGTTTAAGGCTATCGTCAAGGTTTGCGATGGCACATCAATAATAGGGATTATTAAATTCATCGGGGGACTCCAACCGGCGCTGCTGTCTGGGGTTGTACGGTGCCGGAGCTAACCGGATTATAGCCGGATGGCTGTTTGGCACTGATAACCGGATCGCCCGTGTCTGTAAAAGCAGGAGCAGCGGTTGTTCTGACTTCAATAAAACTGATTTCTGCCGTAATCAAACCGGCACCTGAATCACTGTTGCGCCGGTAATTAAAGCCCTGGATATTGGCATTGGTGTAATAGTGTTCAGGGGTCACAATGTCATAAAGGTCCAGTGATTGGGCAATGGTTTCAAGCGTTAATAAAAACTCCGCTTTTTCCAAAAGTGTCCCGCCTTTGGTCATGCTCACGGTGCTTTGATACGGTATCGTCACTTTGTTGTAGCTTTGGAATTGTCCCAGTTCCATCGGATAATTGGCAATAGCCCATTCCTTTTCATAATCCAGGCTAACAATGGAATTAGGCGTTAATACGCGCTCATAGACCACTTTTTTCTGTGCATTGATGCCTTGTGTTACATAAACATTATCCAATGTTTTCTTTTTGAAAATACCCCATTTTGATTGTTCAAACAGCTGGTAAATCAATAGCGAGTCTGCCAATACTAAATTGGCAATATTGGTTATATTGGCAATCTGGTTTAATAAGGGAGGGATTCCGTTACTCATACCAGCCCCCTATTAGCCTGGAAGGCTAGCGAATAGTTCGCCAGTTCTTTATGAATGTCTTTGGCAATACCCTTGGCGTCGGTCGCTTGGGTATTGATAGTAATTTGCCCAACAGTGAGTTGGTTAGACGTTTGCCCGGTGTTTTTCTCACGCAGGCCGCGCAGCATTTGACCTGCTTCATCCGAAAATATACTGGCCTTATTATTAGCAATACCTTCATAATGGCTCTTACCGGTATCCGGATCAGCGAAACTGGCAAATAATTCTGACAGGGATTTTAAGGCATCATGCAGGCCTTTTTCAGTATCTGTTTTTCCGGTTATAAAATCCTTAATATTCTTTTTGTCATTGATCAGGAACTCAAAAATCTTGTCCTGCATGGCCTCATCAAAAAGCTCATTGCCAGTCAGTCCCATTTTACCGACTGTGCTTTTCATGGTGGGTGCAATGACTTGATACCGTCCTGCTGCATTAAAGCGTTTGGTACGCTGTGCTTCCATGACTTCATTGACAGTCATACGGGTTAAATCTTCTTTGCTGGCTTGGTAATTGCCTGCCTTGCCTAAATTAACGCTGTTATAATCGCCTTCGCCTTGGGATACCAGATTAGACAGGCCTTGATAAATCCAGTCCTTACCACTTTTTAAGGCTTGTTTTCCTGATTCAAGAACACCTTTTTTCTTAGCGCCTGCTAATTTTTCATCGGCCCAATCAATGGCCTCATCGATGGACGCTTTAGACTCTTCGCTTAACAGGTTTTCATTGATCCATTCCCCGGCCTTAAAGCCTCCGAACATAACAGCTAAAGGTGCTATAGCAATGCCTAATCTGGCAATGCCAGTCACCATGGCCGCCAGTTTTGAACCGGCCCACAAGGCAAATAAAATCTCCAGGGCATTCGTTAAACCCCCCACCATATTGGTGGCATCTTTGGCAAACGTAGCCAGATCGGACAGGCCTTCTCGTACTGATTTCCAGTTAACGTCCTTATCCAGATAAATAAACAGATTTTTAATAGCATCGCCAACCGCTTTAATCCATTCTTTACCTCTTTCATCAGATGTCCATCTAACAAAATCCTCCGTTAGTTTAACAACGGCAGGTGAAACGTTATTCAAGATATCGCGGCCTATACCAGAAAAAACATCGCCTAACCGCGACCATTCTTTTAAGCGTTCTTGGGCTAACTTTGCATCCTTTTCATTGGCTGCATTCAGCCGTTTTTGTTCCGTTAATAAAGCCGTGACGGCTGATCTTCCCTGTTGCCATAAAACGGTAGTGGTGGCTTCATCAAAGCCTAAGCCCTTACCTTGCACCATGGCTTGGGGGCCGGTTAATGAATGCAGATAATCGGCAGTTTCCAGCAGCACATCGCGCATATCGCGCATTTTGTTGGTCAGCGGATCAACCAGGCTAATGCCGGCCTGTGCCCAATACGTTAAAAACTCACCGCCTTCTGCGGTTTGGTTGAACTGCTCAAGGCCCAGCACAATCCCTTTAATCGAGGACTTCATACCCTCAGCAGAACCGCCGGCCTTTTCAGCCATATTGGCCCAAGCAGAGAGTTCCTCGGTGTTCATGCCAATATTTTTGGCAAGATAGCCCAGCTCTGCATCGGATTCCGTGATGCGTTCAACGAAGTTTTTGATGGCGCCCAGGCTGATAAAAGCGGTAGTCAACATGATGACTTCGCGTTTGACAGCGGCGAACGATTGAGCAATCTGTTTGCCGCCTTCCTGCATGTTTTTGGAAGTTTTTTTAGACTCGTTTTCGAGTCTTTTGATAGCGCCCACGGCTTGACGCTGCCCCGCGTTAAAATTGGAGGCGTCTAGTCCTAAAGAAACAATGAGGCTATCTATCACCGTGCTCATTAAGGGGCCTTATTCGCTATATCTCGGTTGTATGCGTCAACACTAATAATTTCTAACAGGTCGTATAAATCTTCTATGCCTAAAACAGAATCCAGTTCTGTCATGGTCGCCAGCTTGCTCGAAATAACAGCGCCTATTACCCGTGGCACGTTCACATACTCTGCATACTCGCCGACCGCGTTATTAAATGTTAAATTTAACGGGCGGCGCTGGTAAAAAAATCGAAATGGATTTTAAAAACCTCCGCACGCAGTTTCAGCCGGGTCTTGATTTCCTCAATGTCATCCTCAATCAAGTGCCGGGTAACGCTGGGCCGAACAGGATCGGGAATACTGCTGACACAGGCCATCATTTCATCCAGCAAGGGTTCAGCATCAGCAAATCCCATGCCTGACAGTGCCTTAATGCCTAACGCCGCAATGCCGGCCAGCCCTGCATTCTCAATGTCATCCGGTATATCAACGCCGGATTTTGCCAACGCCAAAAATGCCCGTGCCGCCCATTTTTCAGCTTGCGAGGCGGCCATTTCCTTAATGAAATACACTTTGCCCTGATCGCGGCCTGAATCCTCAATCGTGATTGTGATTTCTTTGCGTGCCATTAGATAGGCGCTCCTATGACGGAACCCCATTTAATCTGGAACTTTCTGGGTTGCAAGGTCTTTTTGGAATCGCTGATCGGTGCATAATTCGCCAGAATGCCATCTTTCAGCGTATAAGTCCGGCTTACCGACGGCTGGGTAATCACGCCAAAGGCAGGATAAGTGTCTTTATTAGCCTCCTGCGCTGCATACCAGGCTTCAAAAAAGGTATTAGATAAACTGTCAGCTTGCAGCGTGACATTCATGGTTTTGATCTGGGGTATCCAGCCTGAGGACAGCACGCCATCGACGCCCATGATTACTTCGGTGGAATCTACCGGATCGATGGAATAGGCATCATCGGCTGAAAACCCTTGGAGCTGTTGGGGCACGGTAAACAAACCCAGAATGCCAAGCATCAAGACAGAATTTGCACTGGTAATATTATTGGTTGACATGATCGTGTCCCTTATTGAATTTCAATGGAGGCGAGGTTGATTTGCTGTACGGATTGGCCGTTCATGTACCAGAAGGTCATTGGAGGTGTACCTCTAGCCGCCCTTACTTGCGCCGTAGCGGGCAAAATTTGGAGATACCAGCCTTGGGTCGTCAACGTGCCGTCTATTTTTAAGCCCGCCGCCGAATTAACTTGAGCCGCCTGCAATGCCGATAACGGTACACCCGCACGGAACGCACCAAAGTTTAAGCCCTGATTAATGGGATCCATGCACGCTGCCCTGATCAGTCCATAACCGGCTTCGTTATACGGTACGGATTTGGCTTCAGTCAGCAACACTATCAGTGCCAATTGCAATGCGTTGTTCAACCAGATTTGATCCACATAGGAATCCAGCCAGGCAAAGGCACCGGTTACCAAGCCTGGGCTTAAAAAGATAAACTGGTCATTGGCAGTCGCCACATCACAATAGCAGTTATACCCATTAGCTTTCAGGTTGTTATAGACCGTAAGATCAGTCACATTAGGGGTAATACCGGCTTGTGACCTAAAACTGAGATTGGTACGGCCATTGGTTTCAGTAAAGTCAATAGATGCTATGGCACCGGCAATAAACGCCGCCAGATTAGCGTCAGGGGCGAAAATGGGCACTGTACCATTGCTATGGTTGACTTTTAATATATTACCCAGACTGGTCGTTGCTGTAGCAGACGTGGTGGGTGCGGTATCGGTATCCCACGCGGCATAAACATAACGATCCAGTTGGGCATTGGCCCAGGCGGCAAACAGCAGCTTATTGGCATTGCCGGACACATCCGGATTAAAGGCGGTAAAAAAGGTCGCCCAGTTGGTAAACTTATTGACCAGCGCATCCATAAACGTAGCGGGCGTGGTAGTGGCGATCGCGCCTTGTGACAACGTGGCACCAGTAGTAGCCGTCAGTTTTAAACCCGCCGATAACGTATCAGAAGCAAAGCTCATGGTAGAGCTGGCTCCCGTCGTTGAACTGGTGAAAATAAAGCCGCCGGATACCGTATCATAGGTACAGGTAAAGCCAGGTGTAGTAAAGCCTGCCAGAATAAGCGTGGCGGCATCAGAAAAGCTGGTGGCTGCGGTCAGGGTGATTGACGCCGAGGTTTTTAAAGTGCCGTCCACGGTAATTTTTAACACGCCGGACAGGGCTTTTAATTCGGTTAGGGTCAATGCCGCCACACTGCCACCTTGTAACCAAGCGGCTACAGTGACGATGGGGTATTGGCTAAATGACAATGCGCCCGGCTTGATATTGGAATTATCAAAGCCTAAAAAATACGTCGCCGCCAATGAAGCTTCGGTGCTGGTTGAACCAAAAAAAGCAGCGACAGCGGCTTGCGAGGTAAAGGTTAAAATTTCACCAATAGGCACGCGGGCATTGGTGGTCAACAGCACACCGTTTAAACTTAACGCCGAACCGCCGCCACTGATGACGCCGGGGGTCACTTGTACAATTGCTGAGGCAGGAATACTCATTTTATTTCTCCATTAGGGGATCGGAACCGGCTGCAACAGAATGCTCAATTGGTCGGCAAAATCTTGGGACAGGGTGATTAACGGGTTGCACTGCATGACCGCATCCATAGTCCAGCGGTTTTCAACCTGCAATTCACCATTCATAAAGGGTATTTGTTTGGGGTTGTCCGCATACAGGGGCGCCACCTCAAAACCGGAACTTTTGAATAAAACAACACCGACGGCATCCCGAAATAGCGTGGTGATCAGGTGGGTATTGTCGGCGCTGGCGGGGCCGTGGATATCCATCTGCACGGTCATTTTGACCGCCTGCAACAAGGTGATGACACCCGCTGCGAGTTTTTGGCTGTTGACAGTCTGTGTATTGTTAAGGGTATAAGTCCCTATGCCGCCACTGCCTGTCTTGATTGCCAACACCAGCGTGTTGGCCGCCACATTGACGCCCAATATTTGGCTGCCTATTACCAGCGAGCCATAGCCAACCGCCGTGATGGTCAACACATTACCCGCTATGGAGCCGGTAAAGACGGCATCGATGTAATTATCGACATTGGTGGCCAGACGCTCCCTAAATAAGGGCGTAATCACCACAAAATTGACTGCTTTAGGTTCGGGGGTGCGGTTAGCCTGGCCCCGGATAACAACGACATCAGTCGGCAAGATAGCGGTTAAAAAGCTTCTTAACGCGGTTAATGCTTGGGCTTCAGTTAGGGTTAGGCTCATCAGTTCTGCCTCGTACCAACCACTTTGCACCAGCCATCAACTGCGCTCCAGTTTTCCAACACCAGCGTAACCAGATAAATAGAGCCGTTTTCCAAAGTGACCAGATCGCCACCCAACCCATCAGGCCGGTTAACGCCTTGGGCATTGCCGAATAAATACAGGCCGCTTTTATCGCCCTGGATATTCAAACCGTCAAGTTGTTTTAATTCATTAAGCTGCAAGGCTTGCAACTGGATTTTAATGGCTTCAGGCGCCACATAGATAGGCGTTTGTGTGCCATCTCCGGCAATGCTGTAACCGGCAGACCGGGCAATCGTGCCATTGATGGCCGGATTGACTGCATTAATCGCGCCGCTAACAACGCTATGCAGATTCATCACTCACCTCGTGGGTAATGCTCTGGAACATGTGGGCTGTATCGATTAAAGGCTTGTCAAAGCCTTTCTTTTGAATGGTATACGGTGCCAACGGGGGCGATACCAACTCACTGATTGATTCTTCCAGCTCACCGCCAATCAGGCCGCCCATTTTATTGAGTGCGATAGCCGCCTTAAAATCATTGGCTTCCAGGTATGCGCCCAGTTGATCGCCCCATTCGCCTTTATGCTTGGCTATCATGCGCCTAAAAAAAGGCCGTGGGGGCTGCCCACGGGCAGGTACGCCAAACTCGTTGAGTGCGGCGACCAGTGGCACAGGAGTTCCGTTTTGATAAGTAGCACCACTCATAAAACCGATATCGACCCGCGTGGAACCGGATACGTTGGCGCTCAAGCGTTGTAAGTAACGCTCCAAGCGTTTACCGCCGGATAAGGTGATGGCAACCATCAGTTACGTCCAGACGGAAACAGACCCAGGGGCGCATACGGGTCAACGCTGCGGGCCGGGTTGGCGACATAAAAATTAAGCCGGTATTGCTGAGTGGCTGCCCAAAATGCCGCGCCATATTTGGTG